TACTACAGCTTTGGCATGCGCGTTCAATACGTTTTCAGGCCAAACCATTCTCCAATGACCACACCCACTATAATCAGCATAGTAATTTAAAAATCTAGGTAAATCTAACTCTTTTGGTCGTTCTACTTCTTGTTGGGCTGCCTGCTGTGGTGGTACCCCAAATAAAGGTGGTGGAGGAGTTTGAAAAGGTATTGAAGACCTATTTGCAAAAGGTATATTTGTATTGCCAATCATGGTATAATTTATGAATAAGTTTAGATTATTCAACGTATTTAGCACGTCTAGTTATACCATTTTGTTTTTCAAGAAATATGATATCTCCAGTTGCTAATTTAATGCTTTCTTTTCTATGGCTAATAACAAAAATGCTTTCGTTAAATTTTTCACTACGTTCTTTTAATATTTCTAGTACTATTTCAATACCCTTTTCATCTAAACTACTATCAAATAATTCATCGTAAAAGCTTATATTGTAATGAACGTTGCCTTGAGCTTTTCTCATATCCATAAAAGAAAATAAACAAGCTAAATCAATAGCTTTACGTTCTGCACCAGAAAAGTTATTGTATGAACATATCTTACCTTTTTCGTTTAAAATTTCTTCTTCAAAGTATTCGTTAAAAACACAAATACTATTACTATCTAACTTTTTAAGATAATATGCTAACTTACTGTTAAAGTTTTGCAGTATCTTTTTTACAATATAACTTTTAACTCCTTCCTCACTAACAACAAACTTAACTACATCTAATAAGTTAATTATCTTTTTAATATTATCAATTTCTGCTTTCACTGAATCTAAACGTTCCTGAGCTTCAGTAATTAAATTGTTAAAAGTATCTGATTGGCTATTAATGTTTGCAATACTATCTTTTAATTGCTCATTTAAATCAATTAAGTCTTGTATACGTTTATCAATATTTTTTTTATTTTCTAATTTAACTTTTGCAGTGTTAAGTTCTTTATTAATATTCGAAATGTATTCTTTTATTTTGTTCTTTTTATCATTATTACTAATAGTTGAAGATTTGCAAGTTTGTAATTTTTCCGTCTTTTCTGTTACTAAAGTTTGCAACTTTTTCTTTTCATTCTCAAAATGTTTCCTGTCGTGCAGTTCAATAGGTCTTAAACATGTTGGGCAAATATCGTTAGATGTACCAACTTTAGATATCTTTTCATTTGTTTGCTTTATTAAGCTATTAATTTCAGTTACTTCCACAATTTGATCTTGGATAACTTTATCCATGTTTGTGTAAGCTTTATCTAGAGTTTCTAACTTTGTTTCTAACGCTGTAATATCTATATTTTTTAAGGAAGCTAACTCTTTACGTAGTTTACTTTCTTCTAAAGCGTTGTTTTGTATTTTTGTGTTAATATTTTTTATCTTATCATCTTGCTCTTTAACCTTTAAAAGTTTTTGTTGTTCATATGCTTGTAAAGATTTTTCTATTTCACTTTGTTTAGCAGATTCAATATCAAAATTTTTTGAAACTGAATTCAAATCGTCACGCAAATTTTGTAACATGTCTGAAAATATTTGTAAATTAAATATTTGTTCAATAAACTTACGTTTGTCTCCTTTCGTTCTTGACATAAACGGTAAAGTGCCGTTAACAGTCATTATAACACAGTTATGAAATATATCTTCAGATGAAGATAATACAGCTGCAATATATTCTGTAGTATTTAAAATACTACCTTGTGTTTTATCTACACCGTCTTTATAGATATATAATTTTGCAGGGTTTAAACTTCTTTTAATTACAAATTCATTATTACCTCTCGGTGAATTAACGTTAAAGTGTAATTCAACATGACAAACCCCGTTAGTTAAATTATTAGTAACAAATTCTTTTTTAATTTCTCTAATAGTAGTACCAAATATTGCAAAATAAAGTGCATCAGCAATAGTAGATTTACCCACACCGTTACGTCTATCCAGCTTATCTTTATTAATGCCTGTAATTATGTGTATACCTTTTTTAAAATCTATAATAACTTCATCTTCACCTATAGATAAAAAGTTTTTAATTTTTAAACGATGAAAAGTTACGTGTTTCATAATTTAGACCTATTGTATAAACTAATAGTATAATCTATTACTTCCTTTTTATTGTTAACGTCTAATAAATCTACAAAATCTTGAATAGCTTTAATGATATCAACACCAGATAAATCTATACTTGCCTCTTCATTAACTTTTATCTTGTTGTAATTAACATCGTAGTCAACATGTAAATCGCTAGGCTTATATGTTGACATTTTTGCAAGTAAAACATCTAAATGTTTAGAACTAATATTTTTATCAATTACTAGCTTAATAATATTATTAGGTATAAAACTAGACATACTATCAATATCTTTTAATTTTATTAACTTTGAAAGATATACTTTAATATGCTTAGGAGTTGTATTGTTTTCTATAAATTCATACTTTAAAGTATCAACATCTAAAATGTAATAACCTTTAGATTGGTATGCATCTCCAAAATCCATTTGGAATGGGTTACCCGCATAAACAATCGTACTAGTATCGTACTTTTTTTCATCTCTTAAATGAAAATGCCCTGAAAATATTAACGGCGCTTTTTTAATTAAAATTTCTGGATCATCTCCGTCATCACAAATTTTAAACGCATTCATTTTAAAATTTTGTAACTCAAAATGTCCAAATATTACATCAGACTCATTAATTTTATCTACTTTAGTACCCCAAGGACAAAATGTAAATCTTTTATCTCCAAAATATTTTGTATTTAAAAAATCAAATACATGTATGTTTTTCCTGTCTTTAAAAATAGATAAACTATTAATTTCTGACGTGTCTTTATAGTAACAGTCATGATTACCTGTAATCATGTACAGATTAAAATCTTTTAATATTTCTAAAACCTTATTGCCAGCGTCTAATGATACTAAATTAACCTCATCTCTATAATGAAAAAAGTCACCACAAAAAATTATATCTTCAATACCTTTAGAAGAAATTTCATCTTTAAACCAATTAACCCAATCTAACGATACATCAATCCAAAAATTTGAATTTTGATGTACCCCTAAATGTAAGTCTGAAAATATTGCAACTTTCTTACTCATTACTGCCGAAACCGTCCGAATCTTCTTGTTCTGGTTTAACGTAAATATTTGCATCTGAGCTTTCCATCAGCTCTTGTTCATAAAATCTGCTTCTATATTCATTTAATGCTTCTGTATGCTTTTTTTCTTTCTTTATTCGATTAATAAATGCATGGAATGCTATTGTCGTAAAATATGAAAAAGGATTATGTTCAGACTCTACGTTAAATTTTTTATTTTTAACGGCTGTAAACATTTTTACAATAGCATCACCAATCATTTCATCTTTGTAAGTGTAATTTATAAAGTTAGATGAATAGCTAAGACCGTAAGCAATTTTATTAATAGATTCTGCTATTAAACTTTCATTTTTAGTGCTATCTTTATAGTACTCTACTAATTGCTGCTTAAAAACGGCAGGGTCAATATAGTATTCAGTTTTCTTCGGTTTGGGTCCTCGCTTAGCCATGGTTACATTATATAGTACAGCTATTATTTTTCAACTATATCCCAGGTCTTATATTGAATTTTTTCTTGAGTATATATCTCTTGACGTCTTAATCCATGTGCAGAACTGTACTTTAAGTTATCAGTTACATCTATAATAGCTAACTTATCTTTATTATGATTTAAACGTAACCCTCTACCTATAGATTGAATTATACGTATAAAACTTTTACCACCCGAGGCAAAAACAATCATATGTAAGTTTTTTATGTTAACTCCTGTAGAAAATATAGCACTTATAGCAATACATACAACGTTATTGTTAGATTCCATTTCTTTAATAACTCTCGTCCGTTCATCAACTTCTACTTCTCCTCTTATAAAGTAAACCTCCCTATCTGGTAACGCGTTTTCAAGGTGCTGTAATATTATCTCACCGTGAGCAATATGATTTACCATAATAAGAATGTTGTTTTTAAACTTATCACACACCTGTTTAATAATATTATTGCGGAAATTATTGTTATAAATAAATTCTAACTCACTTTTATACTTGTTTGTACCGGAATTGTATTGGACTTTTTCTTTATAATTTACATTTATAACTTTTATTTCAGCATTTGTTAGGTAACTTTCAGTACGAAGTTCATATGAATTTTTTTCATAGAAGACATTTCCTATTTTTCCTACAATATTCCATTCATCAATTTTAGTGTCAGGTAACGTTCCAGTTAATCCAAATTTGTTAAATGTTTTTATGGAACTTATAATTTTACATATTTTATTACCCTTTCTTAGTTTGTGACATTCGTCTATAACAACAATATCAACGTCTTTTATCCAAGAATGTTCAGTGTACCTACTTTGTAATACACCCATATTAGCAATTATTACGTTACAATCTAAAACGGGTTCTTGTTTTCCTGTCCATCTTGTAACAGTAAAGGGAACATTATAGTTTAAAAACTCTGTGTATGTTTGATCTACCAAAGTTAAATCAGGAACAATTAACAAACAACCCATTTTAAAGTTATTGCTTTGGTAAAATGATGACAGAATAGAAGCTATTGTTAATGTTTTACCACCACCAGTACCAAGTTTAATAATACCTCTACCGAAAAATATAGCTTGTTGTACAATATCCAACTGATAGTCTCTTAATTCATGAGCAAGTTTATTATATGTAACAGCATTTTTTATACTAGGTTTTACTACATCAACAATTTTATCATCTACTTTAATGTCTATTTTAGGATATACGTTGTTTATATATCTTAAAATATCATAGTAAAGCCCTGGTTCAAATAATCCTGTTGGTGTAATGCAATAGATTCTAGATGGTGCAAATCCCCCTCTAAATTTTCTCATAAAAAAAGCATTATCATTTTTAACACTAAAATGCTCTCTTATTTCATCAAAATGATCACCAGAGATTTTACATTGTTTTTTATTTGGAAAATATTCGAATGATATCATTACATTTGTTCAAGTTTCATAATTTCTACTATATTCTTGATATCATATGTAAGCGATGAAAACGTTTTTTCAGTCTTTTCTAGTAACTCTATAATAAGTTTTTCCTCTTTTATACGAATATGTAAGGATTTTATAATATCACTTTCAGCTACTGCATTAGTAAGAGTTGATGATGATATAGCTACTGGAGACTTCTCTCTTGTTTCTGTAACTAATTTCTTAGCTGTTTCTTCCAGTTCTAACTCTAACTTATAGAGATTACGCTTGTGATTGATTAATCTGCTGACCCAGAAGTGTTTTCGTCCTGGAGCTTTGAGAGAAGAGTCTTTTATGGAAAACTCATCAATCTTTAAGTCTTCTTCTATTTCTTTTATGTACTTCTCCATCATCTCCACAGAAACAATTATAAATAATAAAGATTGAAAGTCAACCATGTATTCCAAATATTTTAAAAAAGTACTTAATGAAGATGGTCCAAATTATGTAGCCACTACACCAAACACGGCTGGTAGAGGTGGTGCAGTAGGTAACTCTTCTTCTATGTATACTAACGGTACCGCTACAGGAACTACAGGCACTGATACGTACGCTAATGGTGATTATAGAATACCTAAATCAATCTTTGGTGGAAAGATAGCCAGACGTAACTTAAGTATACAAAACAGGTTCCCTAAACAACGTGGTAAATCTGCTAAAAAGAAATAATGGATTTAGGACATTGGATTACAAATTTAACTTATGATGATAATAACATCCCTTTTGGCTTTATCTATTGTATCACTAATACGATTTCTAACAAAAAATATATTGGAAAAAAACAGATTAAAAGCGTTAAAAAACTTAAACCACTTAAAGGTAAAAAAAATAAAAGACACTTTGACATAGAAACGGATTGGAGAACCTATACATCCTCTTCAAATGAATTGAATGAAGATATTTTACAATTTGGTAAAGATAAATTTAAATTTGAAATAGTTAGGTTTTGTCAAAGTAAATTTGAGTTAGCTTATTTTGAAGCAAAATTGCAATTTGATAATGACGTGCTTTTAAAGCCAGGATTTTATAACGGAATTATTAATTGTAGAATTGGAAAAGCTCCTAGAACATTATTGACCCAGGTATAAATTAAATCGATGTTGTTCGTCGAATTACCAGGCAAAAATATAACATTAATTGATGTTAATAAATTATTTGCTGAGCAAATACAAACAAAAATTTTAAAAGATTTAAAATCTTTTAATTTAGTAGATAAACCAATTACCCATAAAGACGTAAAAAAGTTTTTTTATCATCATATAATTTTTAGTTTAACGGAAATAATTTTAAGTAAAACAGGCGACACTAAACCCGTTTTAGTAGTGTATAATGATTTTTTAAAAGAATGTGATTTATTAAAATATTTCAGTAAAACTGATGTGCTAAGTTTTTTAACTAAATTTATAGCTAAGTTAGAGACTTTACTGCCTATAAGAGTAGTGTTTTGTACGGTAAAAACACCGTTTGATATAATCACCAATGCTAGTTTGCAAAAAGTTAAGACCGTTAGTAACAAGAATTACACTTTTGAAAAGGTTAAGTTGTTTGCTAAACGATATGAATTAACGTTTTTAAACAATGACTATCTAAACAGGTTTAAAACTAAACAGATCATGATTTAATAAATAATAACATGGATAAGTTTACTAATAAAGCTAACTCACTGTTAAAAGACGTTTACCAAATAAAAGAAGGTAGAGAGATTTACAATTCTGAAGAAGATGAACAAATGACTACTACAGCTAACGGAAACGTGCCAACTAATCCATCAGAAATTTCATTTGATAAAAATATTGCAGCAACGGACCCTAAAAATACACAGATGTTAAAAAAGATACAAGCAAATGCATCTAGAATTTTACAACAAATGGATAGTAACCAACAAAAAGAAATGCAAAAAATTAGTCAAATTAAATGAAAAAATTTTTACAAATCATTGAAAGTTACGAAAAGCGGTTAGTTACAGAAATGGATACCCCGCCACCTAATGCTGCACCACCACCAGATGGTCCATCATCACCTCCAGCTCCAGCACCTGAAACACCAGATGGTGAACCAGAAGCTCCAGTAGATGATCAACCTGATGTGCCAGCAGCAATTGCAACAATGGGATCACTTTTAGCTAAAGCTTTAACATTACCTTTAAGTAAAGAAGATAGATTAAGAGTAGCGAGATTACCTCAAGTTACAGAAAAAAATGCTAATGAAGTTATTGATAAGTTAGTCAATATAATGAAAAGTTACTCTGCAGATATTGACATGCCCGGCATCTAACACTGCTAATGAATTTAACCCCCGTTGCTTCTCACGTTAAACCTGTAAATGTGGACACTATTACACTACC